CTTACCCTTGACCATTTCCCTTGCCAGATTGTAGTCCCACTCAGGTTCCTTTGCTACTACTGGAGTTTTTGCTTTTACTGTAAATCCTTTAGACATAAAAACATTATTTTTATGTCTAAAGGATTTACAGTAAAAGCAAAAACTCCAGTTGTAGCAAAGGAACCTGAGTGGGACTACAATCTGGCAAGGGAAATGGTCAAGGGTAAGTCAATTGTTTTTTGCCTACCTGGAAGAGGTGTTTCTTACACGTATCTGAAAAACTTTGTACAACTCTGTTTTGATCTTGTACAAGCAGGTGCAAGTATTCAGATTTCTCAGGATTACTCATCAATGGTGAATTTTGCCCGTTGTAAGTGCCTAGGGGCAAATGTTCTACGTGGTCCTGATCAGATTCCTTGGGATGGAAAACTGAATTATGATTGGCAACTGTGGATTGACAGTGATATTGTCTTCAATAGTGAGAAGTTCTGGCAGTTAGTTCTGATGGATAAGGATATTGCTGCTGGTTGGTATTGCACTGAGGATGGACAAACAACGTCAGTTGCTCACTGGTTAGAAGAGGATGATTTCCGTAATAATGGTGGAGTGATGAATCACGAAACTCTTGAGAGTATCTCAAAGCGTCGGAAGCCCTTTACTGTTGATTACACTGGTTTTGGTTGGTTGTTGATTAAGAACGGTGTCTTTGAACACTCTGAAATGAAGTATCCTTGGTTTGCACCAAAGATGCAAGTCTTTGAGTCTGGTGAAGTACAGGATATGTGTGGAGAAGATGTAAGTTTCTGTTTGGATGCAAAGGAAGCAGGCTTTGAAATTTGGTGTGATCCTCGGGTACGAGTTGGTCACGAAAAGACAAGAGTGATTTGAGATGGCTAACGTATCTTACAACATTTATTATAAAGGGCGTAAGATCTTCTCTGATTTGACAGAGGAACAATATTTCGATACAATGGAGGACCTGTCGGTAAAATTCTATCAGACAGGATCTCCAAGTCCTGAAGAACTTGACACTGAAATTATTAAGGAGTAATTATGGCAAAAGCAAAAGTCGGACTGAATAAGAGCTCTTATATTCCTGGACCTCCTAAAAAGTCTCGTCAGGGAGACGGTATGGGAACTAAGTACGCTTCGTCTTCTCGTAATAAGGCACGTAAGAAGTATAGGGGTCAAGGTAAAGGCTAATGTACTTAGAAGGTAATGACGAATGGAATAGAATACATTCTCAAGACCTTTGGGTATATAATAAATTAATTTTAAGTCGGGTTTTAGATTATACTTGTGGTCCTGTTGGCACATGTGTTCCTAAACCCGACTTTTATATTATTCGTCCTTGTATGAATTTACTTGGAATGGGACGTTTTGCTCGAAAAGAATTCATTCATAAGTACACTGAAAGGTTTCATCCTTCAGAATTTTGGTGTGAAGTCTTTGAAGGAGATCATATTAGTATTGATTATCAAAACCAAGAGCAAAAGTTATCTGTTTTGGGTATTCGTGACAGTGATAATCCCCTGTATAAGTGGGATATATGGAAAAAAGTTGATGTGAGAATAGAATTTCCTGAGATTTTAAAGAATCTAAAGGGTGATTATGAGTGGATTAATTGTGAGTTCATAGGAAATCACTTAATAGAGGTTCATTTTCGTAGAAATCCTGACTTTAGGTATGGAAATAGTGTTGCAATACCTGTTTGGAATGATCAGGAAGTGGAAAATGATACTGATTATGAATTTGTAAGTGATTCTGATTTTCTAAGAAAGGGTTTTTTGATAAAATAAATAAATTTTTTAATACAAATTGAGTTGGAACAGTTTTCAATGGGCAAACACCTGCTCTTAGAGGTGTATGATGTTCAGTTTGACTTGATTAATGACGTAGAATCTCTACAAAACGTCATGATCAGGGGAATAGAACGTGCGAAAATGACGATTTTGAACACATTTTCACATTGTTTTCTTCCACAAGGTTGTACAGTCGTCATTGCACTGTCCGAAAGTCACGTTTCTTGTCATACTTGGCCAGAAAATGGGTGTTTAGCGATTGATGTATATACTTGTGGAGAAGGAAATCCCAAATTAATTGCTTTTGAGATGCTAGAATACCTTAAATCAAGCAATTATTCGCTTCGAGAACTGAATCGTTAAATAAAAGTAAGGAGATAGCAACCTCCTTCATAAAAGTTCTGTTTTATATACTAAAACAGGAAGCAAAATGTCTAATTTACCAGTCGATAGAGACTCAAATTACATGTATTCAATGTGGGGAACCACAAAATTGATCACTGATTATGGTACTGAGACCCCAAAAAGAGTGATTCAAGAGGTTATGCACGACTTGGCACCAAAACATGACTTTAAAAAACAAGAGGACTTGCATGAAAAGATTCGTAACGATGAAGATTACGATGATTGGGACTATGGAACTGAACCAAATTATGGAATTCCTTGGTAGTTGCTATAAATAATGGAAGAAAATCTCTGTTCAAATGGCAGTCACTAGAGTATCAAGGGCATTTAAAGATATTAGTTTATCTTTTGAACCCCATCCTGTGACTAAGGACTTGCCAATTCTCAAAAATGAGAACGCAATTCGTCGTTCAGTGAGAAATTTAGTTGAAACTATCCCAACAGAGAGGTTCTTTAACTCTTCGTTGGGATCTGAAGTACGATCCAGTCTCTTTGATTTTGTTGATTATGGTACTGCTTCGATCATTGAAGATCAAATTTTAGTCACAATCACCAATTTTGAACCAAGAGTTGAGAACGTGAGAGTTGAAGTTGAACCATTACCAGATGATAATACTTTTAATGTGACAGTTATATTTGATATTATTGGACAAGAGATTCCAACACAAGCATTTACATTCATATTAGAGGCAACCAGATAAAATGCCTTTTACTAAATTTACGAATCTAGACTTTGATCAGATTAAAACATCTATTAAAGATTATCTCCGTGCAAATTCAAATTTCACGGACTTTGATTTTGAAGGGTCAAACTTTTCTGTTTTAATTGATACGTTAGCGTATAACACATATATTACTGCGTTCAACTCAAATATGATCGTGAATGAGTCTTTCCTAGACTCTGCAACGTTGAGAGAGAATGTAGTTTCGTTAGCAAGAAATATTGGTTACACACCCACGTCTAGAAAGGCAGCAGCGGCACAGGTAACAATAAGCGTACCAACTACTTCATCAAGTAATTCATTGACCTTACAGGCGGGTCTGGTGTGTGTTGGTACAGCAAATGAAAGCACATATACCTTCTCAGTACCAGAAAACATTGTAACCACCATTAACAGCGGTGTTGCTACATTTGGATCTGCAGAAAATCCAATTAGCATCTATCAGGGAACCTTTTTAACTAAGCAATTCTTAGTTGATGGATCACTGGATCAAAGATTTATTCTTGAGAATCCTTTTATTGATACATCAACAATGGTTGTCTATGTAAAAGGACCATCAGATAGCGGACTTGGAAGAGAATATTCGAAGGTAGATAATATTATTCAAGTTGGTAGAAGTTCTGAAATCTATCTTCTTCAAGAAGTTCAAGATGAAAAATATGAACTTCTGTTTGGTGACGGCATCTTTGGCAAAAAACTTGAAGATAGTTCTATAATTACTGTTACTTACATTGTCACTGATGGAAAGGAAGGCAATGGTCCGTCACTCTTCTCCTTCTCCGGAAGTGTGAGAGATGATTCAAATAATCCCGTAATACCATCTGGTTCTGTAACAGTCAATACCGTTCAGAAAGCTATGAATGGTGGCGATATAGAACCCGTTTCTTCTATTAAGTACTTTGCACCTAGACTGTACTCATCGCAGTACAGAGCGGTTACTGCAAGGGACTACGAAGCGATTATACAACAGATATATCCAAACACTGAATCAGTTTCTGTTGTAGGTGGAGAAGAACTTAATCCTCCCCAGTTTGGTAAGGTTTTGATTAGTGTAAAACCAAAGAATGGCGACTTTATCTCAGACTTTGATAAGCAAACTATTCTTACGAAATTAAAACAATACTCT